GACTGCACTGGATGCCTGCCCGCCTACCGTGATTTCGTACACCCCGGTGTTGCCGCTCATGTCTGTTTTGTACCATGTCATGCCTGCGATCAGCTTGTTGTCAGCAGTCACGACATTGACCGTCATTTCCCCGGTCTGTCCCATCTGGGAGGCCCAGAAACACAAGTGTCCGTAAAGGTACCAGTTTTGTGCTCCGGTAGCACCATTGGAGTCTGCCGGGATGGTCAGGGTGCGCAGCCCGCCATAAGCAAGGCCGGATGCTGTGCCGGGGTTGTCCAGGCACAGGTAGATCCGGCCGTTGTAGCTCATGGTTTTCATGGTGCCTTTGCATCCGTAAGTCGGGTGCATCGCATCCTTGCCCGTTGTGTCGTTGGGAGCAGAAACGAAGTTGCTGATACTGAGCAGGTGCTCCATCTGCTGATAGGTCACACCGTCAGCTTCTTCCCGCTTGCCAAATTCCATGGCGCCGTGCTCGGATGCGATCCCGACATAGCCGTTTTCGTGGTTGTGTGTGATTTCGTATCGGATGGGGACCGGGACGGAGCCGGTGTTTTCCACCATGATGGTACCTGCGCTGTCCATGGCAAACGTCTTTTCGGTGGTTGAGTATTTGAAGGGATCCGTGCAGTAAATCTTGAATTCCCCGGTCGTGATGTTGCTGCCGGGCTCGGGATTCTCGATTTCGGATTTGGTTCCGATGAAGTATTTGTCCGGCTCATCCGCAAAAACGACCTCGACCTGGGCTGGCTGCAGCAGTCGGCAAAGCTGGTTGAAGGCCTGACGGAATTCGAAGTTCGACTTGGCCGCAAGCAAATACCGAACAGTGATGACCCTGGCAGGGATCCGGCTGTTCAGAAAGATTTCACCATTCATCCTGGCAATGGTGTTGGTGTTTATTTCCGTGGAGATGAGTTCACGACCAGAAACATGAAGTGTCCGATAACCGGACACCTCATTTTCCAGCCATTTGCCGTTGATCCGCACAGCCTCATCAGGCATGGATTCCCCGACCATTTCGGTTTGTCTTACTGTGTCAACAAATTGATATGTCATCATCTGTCTCCTCTCAGTTTCTGCTTGATGATTTCTCTGCGCTGCTGTTCCTTGGTCATTTCGTCAGCCGTCGCCCTGGCAATCTCCCTGTCGTTTACGTTGATTGATACAGTCGGGTAAACCTCAACATTGAGACCGTAAGTCTCATCAACAGACATGGAACCGCCGGCAAAAGAGGCGCGTCTGGGAGCTGCGAACTGACCGTAGGAAATCAGATCGTTGCCGGCCCTGGCGACCATCTTCTGTGTCTTGTCCATACCGATGGCGAGACCCTCACCGATGTAGCCACCGATTTCCATGAACACCCTGGAAGGGGAATGCACTTTGGCGGCGGCCGCTGTGGCTCTGGCTGCAGCATTGGCAAGAGACGCCGCAATACTCTGCACTCTGCCCAGCTGGGAAGCCATGCCGTTGGCCAGACCCATGCCGATGTAAGCACCGGCGCTGTAAGCCGCTCCATAGTAGCCTGACATGGCTGCCACTGCAGAAGAACATGCGGATCTGGCGATTGCAGGCATCGGAGAAACGCCGGACCTCAGTCCATTGCTGGCTCCAACGCCCATGGCTCTGCCCGCCGAAGACATGGCAGAAACACCGGACGTCATGGCCCTGATCATGGAGCTGACGCCGGAAGTGACTGACCTTGTGGCGTTTCTCATTCCACTTGTGATGCCAGAAACAACTGTGGACATTCCAGATCTGACAGCAGACGCCATCCTGGACATGCCAGCAGCCGCAAGACTGCTCATTGCTGCAAATGACGTGGATGCACTTAGTGCAGCCGACGCAAGGGTTGTCAGTGCTCCGCTTGCGGAAGATGCAGCGCCAGAGACTCCAGAGAATCCGGAAGCCATTACCAGTGCTGCAGATCCGGCCGATGTCGATGCAGCAGTGAGCTGGGTCAGCCCGGCCGTGAAGACAGACAGTCCTGCGACAGCTCCAACCAGTCCGGCCATGGCGGCGACAGCGGAAGCAGAGAACTGCGTGATGGCGTTGGCTGCCGTGGTCACCTGGGGTGCACAGGCACCAACCTGCTGCAGCTGTGTGGTGATGCTGCTGAAATTCTGCATCGCAGCAATGGCTGCTGTGGCAGAAGCCTGGATCATCATGAGTCCTGTCCCCAGTGCCTGCATCTGGGAGCCTGCGTCTCCAAGTCCCATGGATGCGGCGGCAATCAGTCCGATTCCGGTCGCTACCGCAGCCAGACTGGCGCCCATGTCTAGCAGGTTAAGGCTGGTGATTTTGGCAACACCCCTGGCCAGCGCCTCAAAGCCTTTTCCGGCATTGAGTGCCGCCTTTCCGATGGATTCGATGACCCCGGAAACGCCGGACAGGATGTTGTTGACCATGTCGCCGAAAGACCGGATGACGTCACCAACACCCTCAAATGCGGCCTTTATACCTTCGCCGCACTTCTTGGCCGCCTCTCCAAAGCTGTCCAGCGTTCCCTGGATCCCGCTAAAGATCGATTCGATAATGCCCTGCAGTCCCGACAGGATGGCCGGAACTTGGGCCACAAGGTCGCTGAATGCAGCACAAACCGCCTGAACTCCCTGTGAAATCGAATCAACCATCTGAGCAAAGGCGGGAGCCGCAGATGCGATTGCCTGGACGATCTGCACGATGGCATCGGCAACGATCTGAACCAGCGTGGTAATGATTCCACCAACCACTTCCACAAGCGGAGTGATTGCCTGAATGATGATGGCAACACTGGTGGCAACAGCCGTAGAGCAAATCGCAAAGGCCTGAGCAAATTGTGTGATGTAGGGTGCAACAGCCGTCAGCACTGTCGCCAGCGCCGTTCCGATGGCTTCAGCGATTACACCAATCGCATCTCCCAGGGCTGTGACAAAAGGCGCTGCATTGGCAAAAGCTGTGCCAATTCCGGCAATGATCGCCGCCACACCCTGTCCCTGAGAGGCCACAAGGGCCAGTGCTGCACCGATGGCAAGGATGACAGCCGAAAGGGCCAGAAGGCCGACAGGGTTCGCCATCTTGGACGCAGAAGCGATTCCCTTAAATGCCGTTTCCAGTCCCTTGCCGATGCCTTTGGCAGCGTCAGCAATGGCGGTTCCGGCAGTCTTGATGACCTTTGCAATTCCGTCGAAAGCAGCTTTGATGATCTGTGCCAGTTTGCTCGAAGTGTTGAATGTCTCCTTGGTTCCACCTTTGAATTTGTTCAGGAAACTTTGGATCGGATTGAACCCCTGCAGGAAATTCAGCCCCTTGAAAGCCGCAATAGCGCCAACAACACCAGTCACAACGTTGCCCAGAATGTCACCGTCAATCCCGGCGATGAAGTCGGCAACAGCCGAAGCTGCATCCGCAAGGACTCCGACCATCTGCACAAACAGGTCCAGTAGCTTATCCAGCGCCCCAGACCGGGACATCGTCATAAACATGTCATTCACGACCTGCCCGACCTTGCCGAATGCAGTAGCCACTTTGTTTGCGACACCTGTATCTGCCATTTTCTGCATCACCTGGCCGACGATTTCCAGCAGCGCCCGGAATTTGGCTGTGATGCCTGACAGGACACCAGCCAGGAACGACATGTCGATGGATCCAACCATGTCACCAAAGGCTCCGGCGACCTTGCCAACCAGATTGGCCAGATTTGCCAGCTGTTGAGTGATTTGCGGCAGCGCTCCACTCAGGAAACTCTGGAAAGCCTTGGAAAGGCCATCACCGAGCTTCTGTGCGCCCGTCAGGACCGGCTCAAAGGCTCCGGAGCCCATGGATGTGATTTGGGCAATCATCTGCGCAGCGGCCGTCTGAGCGCCCTTGAATCCCGTGTTGATGAGGCCTTTCAGACTGTCGATCATGCCGGCAATGCTTGTGCCGGAAGCCGCAAGGCCTTCATCAATGGTCGTCAGCAGGTTAGCCATCCCCTTCTTTCCTGCGTTGGCAAGATTTTTCAGGGATGTTCCGATACCTTCAATGGATTTCCGGGCAGTCTCCGCCATTTTGGATCCAGAACCGGCCACTTTGATAAGCGCATCGTTGAACTGGTCCAGGGAGATATTTCCCTTCTGGAGTTGCTCGTACAGTTCCTGGGTGTTGCCGGACGTGATGCCCAGTTCCTTCGCCACCTCAGTCAGCGCGTACTTTCCGGCCGTCTGCATGGACATCCACGACTGCATGTCCACCTTGCCGTTGGCGAGCATCTGTGTGTACTGCGTCAGTGCCCGGTCAGCGTCCTCGGTGGATGCACCGGAAGCCAGCATGGCGTTATTGAATGCGATGGCGGTATCGGTTCCCTTGTCCATGTTGCCCAGTGTCAGGGTCAGGTTTTTGGCGTTGGCAACGATCCCGTCCAGAGTCGTCGGCAGTCCGTCGATGCCGTCCGACATTTTCTGGATGTTGGCCTGTGCCTGCTCCGCAGAGTAGCCCATCTGGGACATGACTTTGGGGAACTGCTGCAGGGTGTCGTATCGGCTGATTGCCCCGTCAATGGAGCTTCCCAGGGCCGAGAAAGCCTTCTGACCGGCTGACTGCAGGAAGCCAAAAGCGACTGTCCCGGCAGCGTTTGACAGGGCTGACAGCTTCTCTTTCACCCCCTGGACCTTCTGATTGAAGGGCCCGTCCTTTGCATCAATGGTGGGGGCAGCTTTGGCTGCTGCCAGTGCCTTGACCTTTCTGCCTGCCTCGCTTATCAGCTGACTCGCCTTGTCCTTGGCATTGATGATGATGTTCCCGGGGTGGGATGCGACCTGTTTCAGGCTGGACATGACCTTGCGGATCTTCGCCGTCGCCTTGTCCTTGGCGTCCAGTTTGGCTGTGGCGTTCAGGGCCTTGATCCGGTCGATCGCCGCCTTTGCCTGCTTGGCTGCCGGACTGGCTTTGTCCTTGGCGCTCAGAGTCGCTTCCGCCTTCTGGCTGTCAGCCTTTTTTACAGATTCTGTGACCTTTTCAACGACCGGGGAAGCCCTGTCGTCAGCTGCCAGTTCTGTCTCCGCTTTGGTCTTATCCAGACTTTCGGCTTCCCGCTCCACCTTTTTGATGGTTGCGGTCGCTCCTGCATCTGTGGCCTTGAGCATGATGCTGCCAATTTGCTTGACGGTGGCATCCAGTGATTTCAGCGTGGATTCCACTCGTTTGAGCACATCAGTAAGCCCGTTGTCCTTGGCGGAGAGAATGGCCTCGACCTTGTGACTGCTCACGTCATTCTCCCTTCTTTTTCTTCTCTTGCATGTATTTCTTCATTGCCCGGATGTAGGGGTTGTCTTCCTTCTTCCGGTTCCTGCCGTTCTTCGATTCTGCCCGCTTGAGTTCTTTTTCGTAGTCGAACATGTCGGCCATCCTGGAGTAGATGAGCCGGCCTTTTTTGTCCCGGAGCGTTGCCTTGTTGGACGCAAACGCCTGGGCATGTATCCAGTATTCCCGGTCGATGTTCTTGAGCCTTTCGGCCTCACAAAGCAGCCGGTATTCCTGCATGTCCAGATTCAGGACCTGCTCCATGGAGTTGTGCCCGAAAAAGCGGAAACAGTTGATTGCGGCATCCTCGATGATCTCCTTTATGCGGAAAGGCTCGGGTTTTCCGTTGCCTGCTCTTTGATGATCCCCATTTTTTTGAGACGTAGCTTGCAGACATTCGCTCTCGATAAAAAATCGATCACCTCATTCAGCAGAGCTTCGGGGTCCTCGCATTCGTCTTCCAGGTAGGATTCGACGGCTGAGCGCTCCAGGACGGGTTTCTGGCCGGCGTTCAGTGCCCAGATCAGATCCACCAGATAGCGCATGTCTCCCGTGTCCCGGGCCATGACGATGGCGTTCACCAGCCCCATGTCCATTTCCGTTCCGTCAGCTGTCCGACGGTCCATGGATTCGATTTTTTTCAGGAAGGCAAACGAAGCCTTGAGGGGATAAGTCTTGTTTTTGATTGTGATTTCCATGATTTCCTCAACTTTCTACAAAAATGAAGGAGCCCGGTGAGGCTCCTTTTGTGTGATATTTCTAGGCTCCAGCCTTTTTCAGGACGTCTTCGAAAACGTACTGGGCCATCTCTTGCTGTTCCGCGGTCAGAGTCGCAAAGCCGTGCTGCGGTTTCTGCTCGCCGCCAAAGTCGATGGACAGCTCCGCGAAGTCCTCAGAGTTGGAAGACTCCTCGATGTTCGTGATGAAGCCCTGGGCATACTCAGCCTTGAACTTGCCATCATTTTCTCCGGTTCCCGGCTCGTCCATATTGATTTTCCAGAGCTCGAACTTCTCATCGTTCATCATCGCGTCCTGGTATTCCTGATAGGTTGTGTCACCCTTTGCCACCAGAGAGGTCAGGGAGTATTCGACTTCCGCTGCACCCGGGACACGGACGGTGCCGCTTTTGGTCTTCACGGTGTCTGCATCCTTGGAAATGCTGCGGCTTCCTTCCGTCTGCCATGCCAGCACCTTTGCGTTTTCTTCGGTCTGCTTCGACAGCGGACGCAGTGCAAAGATGATCTTGGATCCCTGGACAGGGTCTCCATCGGCAAACAGCTGCAGGTCAATAATTCTGTTTTTGGTCATTTTTTCCTCCAGTATTTGTATTCAAAAATAAGAACCCCGTGCATCAGGGGGTCATTTGTCGTGTTGTCGGGAATGACTGATTCTTCGCATCCGCTCAGACACCAGCCAAAGCTGTCTGTTTCGCTGATGGATCGTGCCAGCGCCTTGGCCTTAAAGGCCATCAGGCTCAGGTCTCCGCGTCTTCTGGGGTTGTTCATCCAGATGTTGACGGTGATGGACATCCGCCCGAATGCAGCTCCTTTCACCAGAAACTCTGCAATATCCTGAGTGTCTCCCAGATGCACGAAAGGATAGGGCGTCCCTTCCGGTGGCAGGTCTCCATCAAACACAGAATCCGGCCACAGAGACCGGAGCTTGAGAAGCAATGCTGTGTACAGTTCCTGAGATGCAGGCATGTCACAGCTCCTTCATCAGCAGTTTCTTCATGTCTTTCAAGAAAATCTCCTTCTGCTGGTCAAAAGCGGGTTTCATGTAGGGTTGGGCGGCCATGAATCTGGTGCCCATTTCCACATATTCTGCGTAATCGACAGTGGCGTTTACTTTGCCAGCCAACCCACCAGACTCCATGGAAGGGATGATGGAGCGTTTCAGCTGGCCGTGAGCTCCGCCCGGGTTCGTCTTCTCGGTGGAAACGGGCGCCCTGTCCTTGGCCTTCTGCGTCAGTTCTGCGGTATTCAGTCTGACAACCTGGGAAATCTTATCCTTGCTGACGCCTTTCAGCAGCTTCTTTTCGAGTTGGCTGAGGCCCCTCATGTCGATCTTGCACCTCATTCCGGCACCTCTGAGACGATGAATGTCTGCTTGGTTCTGAGCTTCCGTGTCAGGTCGATTTTGTAGGTCTTGTCATCGATGCGAATCAGATCCGGCTGCTTCCAGTGGCCAATCACATGCAGCGTCTTGCTCCCCTGGGGAATGCCGTCATAGAGCAGATTCAGCATGTCGGTCCCGGTGTCCATGACGCTGGCCCACACAGAGAAAACGTGTTCCTTGTCTGTGTAGTTGCCAGTTTTTGGGTCATAGCTGCCGGGGATCCGCTTAACGAAGTAGACTTTCTGGTCGTATCTCATATAAACCGGATCTTTCTGGAGACGTCTCCGGCATGGGCTTCCTTCCATGCCTCGATGTCGTTTGCAAAGGCAGCAAAATCGTCCGTTGCCTGGTAGGTGATGCTCTCACCCTCGACATTGTGGGATGACATGCCTTCTGAGCCGATGCGGTTGAATCGCAGGACAGTCACTTCTGTGACGATATAGGCCAAAGCGGCCGGAACTTCATCCGTGCCCAAAAGAGAGCACAGACGCTGCTGCACCAGCCGCATGATGGTCATCAGCTGCGGATCCCTGTCATCGTCGTCAGGGAATCCCAGCAGCGCCTTGATCTCTTCCAGCACGGTTTGACCTATTCGGTTTTCGCTGTGTCGGCAGTCACGGCTACTTTGATGACAGCGGACAGGTCTTCGGGGAAGAATTTGACGCCGGACATTACCAGAGTATCCACAGTTGCGCGGTCAGTAGCCAGGCTGTGAGTCATGCCAACCAGCCCGGTCTGGTCAGATGTCAGGCCGAATGTGTTGGCGACTTCGCCGTTGGATGTCGGGATATAAGCGCAGAACAGGTTCTCTTTGGCGGTCGCCACAACGGTGCCTGCAGTCAGGGACGGAGTGATGAAGGTGTCGCCCATGCCCAGGAAGTTTTCGATGTAAGACATGCCGAAAGCAGTCTGCATGGTCACCTGAGCGGTAGCGAGATATTTGGCAGCGTCAGCAGTGCTGATGAAATAGATCGGGGTAGCATCAACGTCATCAAACTTTGTCTGCACAGCTCCCCACGCAGCCGCCATGGCTGCCTGCAGGCCGGTAGCAACAGCGGTTGCGGTACCAGTTCCGGTGCCCAGCAGCGTGAAGAAGCTGTCCTTGATGTCCTTCTGGATGGACTTGATAAGAACCTGGTCGGTCTGGTCAACAGCGGTGGTGCGACCAATCTTCTGGATGGCCTCTGCGGAAGTGGCTTTGCGGTACTTGCTCAGGGCGATCTCGAAGGTGTTTTTCAGCTTGCGTTCCACCTTGGTCAGACCAATGACGTCTCCCTCGGCTGCCTGAGTCGTCGGCTTTGTCTTGATTTTGGTTTCGTACATCTTAATGGTGGTTCCAACAGCCATCGGGATCATCTCGTTGACGGAGATGACGCGCAGCAGGGTGCTGATGTTCTCTGACATCCGGCTGGTGAGGTCGATGGAGACTGCCGGTTCCAGGTCTGCTGCGGCAGTCAGGTTTGCTTCTGCAGCAAACAGCTGCAGGTCGATTTTCTTTGTCATTTTGTCCTCCTAATTTTGAAAGAGTTCCATGTTGTCGCTGATGAGCTTCAGCCGTTTTGCCCGGTCCTTCTCTGCCATGATCTGTTCTCTGGTCAGGGTGGAAGTTGCTCCGGCCTTGGGCTCTGTGACGTGCACCCGCTTCTTAACCGCTTCATCCACGGCAGCGTCAAAGGCCTTGGTGAATTCGTCGATGGACGCCTTTGTCTCTTCGGCATCTGCTCCGATCAGGCGGGAAATCACAGTGTCTGCGAAGGAGTAACCGCGTGTCTGCAGTTCATCGCGGGCAGCCTTCATCATTGCGTTTTCCTGTTTTTCCAGCTCGAACCGGTGGACCTTTTCTTCCAGGTCCTTCATCCGCTGGGCATTGCGTTCGGCTTCGGACATGTTTTTCAGCCTTTCTGCTTGAGCGGCTTCCGCTTCTTTCTGGGCTTTATCAGCAGCTTTTTCCTGCTCCCTCTTGATGCGGCTGGCAATCAGCTGGTTGATGGCTGCCTGCTGTGCATCTGTCAGGGAAGCGAGGGGATCCTGATTCTGTCCAGGGGGCTCGTTGCCTTTGGGAGCTTCGGGAGTCGTTTCTGCTGCGTCCTCTGCGAAAAGCTGGAGGTCGTAGCACGGGTACAGAGATTTGATAAATTCGGTCATGTTTTTCCTCCTAGAGTTTTCGGGGTCTTCCTGTCTGGACCGCTGTTTTGCGGAATTAAAAAGGGCTCCGCAGAACCCTCCAGCTTTTAACGCCATCCGTACTGGGCGATTTTGTCATCCGTCAGGATGTGATGACCTTGATGTGTTTTGGGTAGCTGTCCGCAATGACAGACACCGATGTGATAAAAGCCTTCATGAGCAGGTCGGATGAAGCGTCTGGATGGCTGATCGTCATGGTATAGCCGTCGTCTATTTCTTTTACATCAATGAGACAGTCTGAATGAGCTTCCAGGGAGAACCCCAGACCAATCCAGATGCCTGTCACGGCAGCACAAACGATGTCGCTGCCCTTTGGCGCATATCCAGCGTGTCCGGTAATCTGGCAGGCTGTGAGGCCGTTTGTGGCGATCCGGATCACAGGGCACCCGCTTTCTTCATGGCCTTCATGATCTTGGGGAACTGGAGAGCGAAGAAGTCCACCATCTCCTCGTTCATGGCCCAGTGCCTGGCTTTTTCCGTGTTGTAACCGAGACCTGACTCGAACAAAAAAGCATGGATGATCTCATGCCTCAGTATTTCCCTTGTGTATTCCGCCTTCCTGCCTGCGGTTTCGTCCCAGTCAGACAGATTGGAAATCAGGATCTTGTGCGTCAGGTAATCACACACGCCGTCGTGTCCTGAGCCGTGCAGGTCGCTGTGCTCCGGATCTGCACTGATAATTTCGTATTCAGTTCCCAGAACCTTAACCAGGGCGATTGTCTTACTCTCCATTTGCTTTTATTGCCTTTCTGACATCTCTTTCCAGCTTGTGCTTTCTCCATAGATCGCCAATCCACTCAAAAGATGCCAATAATCCCGCGAAAATAAGTGCCATGAATCCCAGCACAAGGACAAGAACAAGGGCAAGCGCCCACGGGATCCAGAATGGAGCCATCGCCCATAGCCACGGTACGGCTGTCATGTTCAATGCTTTCAGGGTGACCAGAATGGTTCCCAGAAAGTAACACCAGCTGAAAATGAATTTTGTGTCTTTGTCTTTCTTCATGTATTTCCTTTCCTCAAAAGAAAAAGGAACCTCGCAGTTCCTATCTTGTGGATTTGATTGTTTCCCCGCCGGGACCTTCTCGAATGGCTTGTGCATCCGCCGTCTGGAAGCAAAAGTAATCTTCCGGTTCGGCAATTCCGTCCACAATCTGCTGCATCATTCTGATTGCCCGTTCCGGTTCTGCATCCAGCTTGTCTTCATCTACGAAAGTGGAGAAGTCCCGGTCTTTCAGGGATGCCTCGAACAGCAGGTTGTTCAGCTTCCGAAATGTCGTGACGTTTTGTCTGCCTTCGTTTGTCATTTCTTCTCCATCTCCTTGAGTGTGTTGGCATAATGCTTTTCCAGTTCATCTGCAAGCTCTGGTTTATCCCGGCGGAACATGTCCAGCAGCTCCTTGTTTGTCAGGGCGAGGACGGCATATTCGGCGATAATCTCGTCGATTTGATTCTCGGGATCCTGAAAGTAACCGGCGGAATGTCCATAGGTAACCAAACCGTTATAACTGGACTGACCGCTGCACAATGCCGAATAGATGTCCTGCAGTGCAGTGTTCCCGGGTTCGATTTCCCGGTTGCGCCGGTCTATTGTGTCACGTGAGTCTTTCACCGCTTTCCGGTCAAGCTTCTTCCATTCTTCAAAAGAGATTTCTCCGCCTCTGAATCTTGCGTCAATCTCATTTCTCTTTTCTATTCTGACTTTGGCCTCTTCGTCCCGGATTTCCTGCCGCTTATCCTTCCACGCCTGCATCCGGTCCCGAATTTCCTGTGATGGGCCGGGGTCCTGCCTAGCTTTTGCCAGTGCGTCCATCAGTTTCTTGTTCTGCGGGGCAGCATATGTGGTTGATTTCGAATCCTTTCGAATGATGAAATCAATCAGGTGAGCTGTTTCATGGATGGTGATCTGGAAAGCTGCCTTGTGGTCTACGTTCTTCATTTTCGGGAAATCGTATTCCACCTGTGCCGGTTCCCTTGTGCCCCGTATGAAAAAGATACCGATGCCCGATTTACTCGTGTGCCTGACAGTCGTTGGCAGGTTAAGACTCTTGATGCCCTTGCCCAGTAGTTTGTATATCTTCTTTACTGTATTATCAGCCGTTTCCGGCAGTTGGTTCAAGGCTTGCACAAATTTCTTCGTGTTGGCCAGTTCCTTCTTCTCGCTCAGGATCCCGTCGAAATCATCCAATTTGAAGTCTTCAATCTTTGGAGCCGGCTTTGCGGCTTTTGCCCTGGTTTTCTTCGACTTTTTCTGTTTCTCCCACTCCTGCCAGCTCAGACCGTGCTGATCGTAGGTTTCAGACCATTTGTCGAAGTCAGCGATGTCCTGGTTTGTGATTCCGTCGTCTTCCCGCTTGAGCCATGGGGCAGTAAAACAGCGGCAGTTGGGATGCAGCGGCGGAGCGTTCACACCCTGCTCCATCTTCCGTGATGGGAAGTGCCGTCCGTCATGCTTTCGGCATTCAGGGCAGCAGCTTGGATTCACAAGATAGACCATATCCGTGAAACCGCAGCGCTCATAGGCTTCCTGTTCTGCCTGGCACTGCACTCTGGCCAATTCTGTGTTCATCAGCCTCTGTGCCTGATACTTTGAGACGTTGCAGATTTTCCGGAGCTTCCGTGTGAACGGTGATGCCCCTTTTCCCAGAATGAGACATTCAGACAACGCCTTGTCCAGCTGCTTCTGCAGCATCGTCTGCTGCTTGCCCCAGATGCGCTTGGAAAACTCCTGCCCGTGGAATGAAGCTCTTGCGATGGTCTCCACCATTGGCTGGATGTCATCCAACACGGTATTCCCAAGGATCCCGGCCTGATGCTCGAACGTATCGTAGGTCCGCTGCCAAAGAGCCATGTCGATGGTCTCTTCCACTTTGGATTGAGCCTTCAAAATACGCAGTTTCATCTGCGACTTGAGCATTTCCAGCCGGTTGATGCGCATTGTTGCGTTGTACCTGAGCATTTCCTCGTTGGCTTCGTCCGAGAAGTAGATGGAAGCCCGCTTGTCTGTGCCTTCCGCAAAGTCTTTGGCTGCCAACTCGCAGTAAAACTTGGCTCTGGTTGCGTACCATTCGATGTCTGTTTTGTTGAGATACTTGATGGCTTCCGCCATGGTCATTTCGGCGTTGTTGGCGAATCTGCTGTAAAACAGTGCGATTTCGTCATCCAGCTCGCTCATCATTCGCTGATAGATCTGATCGAGCTGGCTGTCCCAGTCCTTCTCTTCTTTTTTCAGACGCCTGAGGTTTCTTTCTTCCCGCTTCCGCCAGTATTCGTAGCCTTCCGGGAGCGCAGTCATGACTGCCTTTCATTTTCTTCTTCCGGCTCTTCCCCAGCGTCCTCGCGGTCGTGAGCGTTGAAGTCCAGCAGCAGTTCCGGCTGAGCTTGTTCCTCTTCCTCGATCCGCTCGATTTCGGCCTGCACATTGTCCACGATGGACAGAGCTTCCAGCTGCGTCCGCCTGGAAACGATGCCTGACAGCTGTGCGGCCGTCTGAGCTTCTTCCAGCGCGTTTGCGGGCAGGTTCGGTGTGAACCTGTACCGAAGTTTCCCCCAGTCGTCAGCTTTGACTTTACCGTTGATGAGCGGGTGAGAGAACAGCAGCTGCCACCGGCGGTTCATGCCGGATTCGAACTTCCTCTGTTTCGCTTTGAACAGGTTCAGCGTGTTCAGCAGCTTGTACTGCATCGCAATGCCACTGGAAGTGCCGAATTTCTCATCGTTGATGTTCGGTACCATGCAGATCTGGTAAATCAGGCGCTCCATGGTCGTCAGCAGATGCTCCTGGGTTTCGTCGGCATTCGGTTTGCCCATGAACTCCACTACCAGCTGCTCCCCACCGATGTTGTCGAGGTTGATGATGCGCTGATTCCGCAGTTCCAGCTTGTCGGCTTCGTCCATCTTTGCCCCGAGGATCTTCATGTAAGAATCTGCAAAGTAGTCAACATCGTTGGCCTTCTCTGACAGCGCCTTGTTGAATCCGTTTATCAGCGTCATGGCTGATTCGTAGATTCCCTGCCGTTCGTCGTTTTCGATGAATTCCGCTGCCGGTACTCCGTCAAAGTTGTGAGGGATGGCGTCTGTGATGACATAGCTGCCCTCGTTGCGCTTGAAGTAGTAAATGTGCGAGGCATCAGAGTAGGATCCAACTTCTTCATCGTCAGCATTTTTGTACCAGTGCACGAAATACAGCGGGTCTTCCACGACCCCTTCGTCGTAGATCATGAATGCCTCGGTTGGCGGCAGGTAAGTGATGCCCAGCGTCTTGTTTCTGGTCACAAAGTACATTTCATAGGCTTTTCCGTAGATGGATGTCAGCTTCGCCAGCTCGGCGTTGTTGTCGTCCTGGTCGTTCATGTTCTGGACCTGCTCCACGATTTGAGCGATGGACTCTTCGTCGCAGGTCGTCTTGACCGGATTGCCGATGAAGAATCCATTAAAAGTGTCCACGATGTACTTCGCAAAGTTCACGACCAGCCGGTTGTCCGGCTTGTACTGCGGCTTCTCCTTCTGGCTCAGGATCGGGTAAACGCCCTTGTAAGCATCTCCTAGGGGCTTGTATCTTTTGGCGACTTCGGCCTTCGCTTTTGCGATGTATTCCGCCAGAATGTCCGGCGTCATCTGTGTGTCTCTTGAGATTCTATAAATCATACGTTCTCTCTTCCACCCGGTTCAACCGGACCTTCCTGTCTTTGCGCCATTCTTCAACTCCGTATCTCAGGGCGGCAATGGCGTCATCAAAAAAGGGAACCGGGTCATCGAGGTAAGTGTTGGACTTTTCGTCCTTCTTCCACTTCCACTGACTAAGCTCCTTGATGGTGTTTTTGCATGATGGATGGACAAAGATCCTGCGTCCTTTCAGCCAGTCTATCTGCGCCTTGACTGAGTTCGGCTCCTTGCTGACAGGCTGGCACTTGAACCCAGCCCGCCGCCACATCTTGATGCGGTCGGGCTCCGCTGAATCAGCCCAAATGCGGCGGTTCTTCGGAAGTCCCTGTCTGTTGGCGATGTCTATCCATTCTTCGTTGTCTTTTTCGTATCCGTAAATCTCGTTCAGAATAAAAACATCACCGTCCCGGTATCCCAGCGTCAAAATTGCCTGGGCGTGATTGTAACCGAAGTCCATGCCGATGCAAATGTCAGAATAGTCCTCGAAATTCTGGCTGATGTCTTCGGATTTCCAGTTCTGCAGGATGAGCCCCGCTGTCTCGCCCCATTTCCCAAGTCCGTACACTCTGTATCCTTCCGGATCCCGCTCTTTTCTCATCATCATCCGGCGATGGTAAGCCTCGTCGATGAATCGGTTTTGCAAATAGTTGCTCTGGTGCGTGAACACATCGGGGTGCTGGATGTCGAAATACTTCGATTTTATCCAATGAGTAGCCGAAACCGGGTTGAAGCTGAATGTCATTTGGTAATAGAGGTTCGGATTGAATGACAAATCTCCTCGGAGACGGTCATCCAGGATGTCCACGTCCGCCTCGTAAAGCTCAGTGGCTTCCTCTATCCAGATCCAGGTCAGTTTTCCGTTGGCGAAGGTGATGGATTTGACCTTTTCGCGCTGTCCATCGTCCTTCATTCCCCGGAAAATGACCATGTTTCCCGTTACCCTGCAAATCAGCTCCATGGGGTTTTGCCTTATCTGCCAGTAGAGTTCTGCATGGGATCCGAAAATTTTGTAAATGGCGCTTCTCAGCTCTGCGTAGGTGCTGTCCTTGTTGGATGAGTCCACTTTCCGGACACACAGCAGGTTGGCGCCTTTGTATTTCGGATCAGAAAGCTTCAGGATGAAGTCCTGGGCGATATTCACGCTTTTTCCGGAGCCTGCGCTGCCTTTTGCCAGTCTGTAACGCTTTCGGCAGGCGTTGAAGTCCTTGAATGAGGCGTTGAAGCCGACTTTAACTGTCTTCGCCATAGTCGACCTCGATCTTGATACCCATGTCTGCTGTCAGATTGACGTTTTTGTCAAACAACCCATGGACCTTTCCCAGCAGCTCAGCGGCCTTGTTGCGGTCCCTGGAGCTTACCCGGACCTCTTTGGAGATCCCGTCCATGGTCAGCAGCTCGTCCTGCTGTTCACCTCGCATGACCGCTGTCAGGTACATGAGAACTTCCACCGCATCAGCGGTCTTTTCGGTCTGGATCTCCTTCAGTCGCTGCTGGATGTACTCTTTGACCTCAGGGTTGCTCATCAGTCTGGACGAGTTGGCCCTGACAGCCGTGTCGCTCTTTGAATTTTTGTAAACGGCTCTATACGCTTTTCCGACCTGGAAGCCGTTGGCAAGGTATTCATCCGCGAACATCTTCTGTTTGTCTGTCATGCCTGTCGCCCTCCTTTCCGGGTTCCTGTCAAAAAACCAGCAGCCGTTTTGAAAGGGTAGAACGGCTGCCAGTTTTGAGAAAGGAAACTTATGAAGTGGGCCCTGCAGGGCTTGAACCTGCAACGGTCATGCGACCGCCCCGCCAGATGGTTAAGGGCCCATGTGTCCACCCCTCAAAGCCGGAGACCACAGGCGACGCGATTGCGACACGGAAACAGCTAAAGTTGTTCATCACCGTGGCCTCCAGATTTCAGGGGTGGTTCTTTGCGACAAAACAAAAAGGGCGCACACGGTACCATGCACGTCCTCGTTGTTTTTGTCTGGTCGATTTCTTCGACAATACCATTTTACACCCTTGACCAGGGTGACTAGTCACCACTTTCAGAGGATTTTGTCCAGTTCCCGGTACAGATGACTGTGGATCTTGCCCCTAGCATATCCGTACTCCTCTGCGATGCGGTCCAGTGATTTGGATGTGTGATACAGGTCGTGCAGCATCGACTGGTCTTCCGGGCACAGCAGGCTGGCTTTTTCGGCCTGCAGCAGGCTGTAGGCCAGCCAGTCCAGCTTCTTCTCCAGTTCATCCTTGCGCTCAATCAGCCACAGCATGCGCTCATCCCCAGTTGAGGGACTGACCGTCTTTGGCATTGGAAGCGAGGACCTCATCTGCTCCGGCGTCATTTCCACACCGTGATGACTCAGCCCCTTCATGTCCTGCACCGTCTTCAGGATCTCCAGATTCGTTTCATCCATGTCCCGCTTGATGCGGTATTTTTCCCGGTATGCTGCCAGGAACATCCTTGTGCTTGCCTTCAAATCAAACTCCCTTTCGTTTACATATCCCTAATGACTGTCTTGACAGAATCAATGCAGGAATCCCATGCGGCTGCTGTGTAACCTTCGGATTTCAGCTTCATGTCTTCCAGCTTTTTGAGCAGCCGGAAGCGATTTTCTTTCTGACGGACCTGAGGGCCGCCAGAATCGCCACAGAATGGCGAATCTGGTTTTCCTCGGTAAGAATGCCTGTTCGGCCTTTCATCGCTCTGCGTCCTTCTGCGCCGGTTGGGCGTTCAGAGCTTCCAGGATTTCTTCGACCTCGAAGTACCTGATGCTGCCATCGGGCTTTCTCATGTTCGGCACTGCGAC